TCAGAATCCCCCTTTCTTCTTGGACTGCGGTTCCTCGCGTTCACGGCGGCGCATTTCAGCAGACTGTTGGTCTGTGTCATAAATAGCGCCATTTTCCTGAATGCAATACACCGTGCCGGTATTGCCATGACGATTGAGACGGAGGATTAGTTCGGTTTCACCAGGTGGAACACTGTCATCAAAAGCACCTTCACGATGGATCCCAACCCAATAATCGCAATCCTGTTCAATCTGCCCTGTATCTCGAGAGTCACTTGGTAATGGGCGTTTATTGGTTCTGCTTTCCAGTGCGCGGTTAAGCTGCGTCAGAAGCACAACAACGCAATCAAGCTCTTTGGCAAGGTTCTTCAGTCCTTTGGTGATCATGCCGTAAGCAAGGTCGTTGCGATCGGCCTTTTCAGCGGTCATTAGTGTCAGGTAATCGACCAGAATCATGCCAACACATCCGTTTTCTCGCTTGATTCGACGGCTTTCGCTGACGATTTGAGCCAGAGATAATCCCGGCGTGTCGTCGATGTAAAGCAGGTCGATTTCACTCAAGCGATTGGCTGTTTCGATCGCCCTGTTGAAGTCACTATCGTAATCACCCTGATAGCCGTCATCAGCGTCATTTGTCGCCGGTAGGTAAAAAATATTCGGGTTAACACCTGACTTCTGCCCTACTAGTTTTTCCAGTATCTGGTCACCTGGCATTTCAAGGCTGAACATCAGGGCCGGCTTTTTCTCATGCACTGCGCAGTTGATTGCCATCTGGCTGTATAGCGTCGTTTTCCCCATCTTAGGGCGAGCGCCAATGACGAACAGCGAGCCTTTCACCAGACCTTTCGGTGACAGCATCCTGTCCAGCGATGAGATCCCTGTGCTCATTCCTCGTTGTTCGCCTGATGGGTCAAATCGCTTCTCAAGGTCGCTGACCCAATCTTCCATAACCTCACCAAATGAGCGAAGGCCGCGACGCGATCCGGTTTTTGCATGGTCTGTCAGTTGCGTGAAAATCGCCTGAATAGCTTCGTACTTCTGCGTTGCAGTCATCCCGTTGCGGGAATAGAGCAATTCCGTCGCTTCAGTCATGCGGTTGATGGCGTAGCGTTCCATTGCTGTTTCGCGAACCCGCATTGCATAGGCAACGACGTTTGCTGCGCTTGGCGTGTTCTTTGCGATATCAGCGATATAAGCAAAACCGCCAACTGACACCGTTAACGATTTACGCTCCAGTTCATCGAAAAGCGTCAGGCCATCTACTGGCTTTTGCTCCCGGTGCATTCTGGTTATTTCTTCGAAAAGGATTTTGTGTGGTCGGCTGTAAAATGAATCAGGCTTCAGCATCGCCAGAACTTTCTGGACGCGCTCACTGCTGTCATCATCCAGAAGCAATCCACCAATCACCGCCTGCTCTGCCTCGATGCTATGGGGCGGCGCATAAAAATTATCGGTCATCGTGTTCACCCTCACGAACTTTCAGGTAGGTATTATCGTTAAGCAGGAAATCAAATCCCTTTTTGTGCCAGACGGTTCCGCGTTGATGGTTTTGGCGCTCTTCGAACATCCATCGGCAATTTTCGCCTACGTAGCTCAAATAATTTCTCCAGTCCTGCATCGTGAACCCATGCCCGTCAAGTTGGCGTGTTATCACTCCGGCTTTTCGCCAGAAAGTTCGGATCTGGTTTTTACGTTTGTCATTCAGTGCGCGAACCCTGGAAGCTTCAGGAAGTAATTCGTGGTAAGCATCGACAACATCCTGACAACTGAGAGCCGATTTTTTCTTGTCAGGATTCCTCTGCTGCGGTACTCTCTAATACGTTAGTATTAGAGATATTAGTTATATTATTGTTTATGGACAATCGTTGGACATCCGTTGGACAACATTTGCTGTGAGCCGCGTCATTACTGGTGTTTGCGTTGGACATCCGTTGGACATCCGTTGGACAATTTGGAGCCTGAAAATCATCATATTTCAACACTGTTATCAGGCTGAATTTTCTCCCTTTCGACTCGATACGAATCATTCCATTCCCTTCAAAAGAACGAAGCAAACTTTTTACTTTGTTATCCGGGATGAATGTTTCACTTACCAGTTTTGGCCGTCCGGTAATTAGCTGTCCTCGCTCAACCAACATCTCACCAATGTCGGTATTTACGACTGCCGGAGAGTGATTGGCTTTCAGTATCAGATGCAGGAAAAGATGCACAGCCTGAGAATCCTTGTATAGCTTGCTATCCATGAATTGGCGGTGAATCAAGGCAAACCCCTTACCGCCATTTGTACGCGGCTTCTGGAGCCTTCTGGCCTCTCTGGCTTCGGCTAGATTGGATATGTTACTCATGACCTTTCCTCTTCAGTATTAGCTTCACTTTTTCCAACTCAGCCCGGAATCGACCAGGCTGTTTGAAGCTGGATAAGAACCGATCACGTAGTATGTTTTTGTGTAATTTGTCCTGGTCAGGACTGAGTTGTTTTGGCATAATTACTCCTGTGGATTGATCCAGTCTTTCTACATCAGGCCTCGAAGAATTCGCCGTTCTTCGGGGCTTTTTCTTTTGTCAGGTAGGTAGCAAGTCGCCTGGTGAGCTCTGCCATTTCCTCGTCTTCGATTCCATACTCCAGAACCGCAAGCATCATGCTGACCTGAGAGAAGAAACCGTTCTTCCATCGGCTTACCTGGTATTCAGGAACACCCATAGCTTTAGCGAATGTCTTCTGTCCCATCATGGCTAACTTGTTGAGTAAAGTGGACTCAATGCGAGCCACCTTCTTGCTTTTAGTTGCAACTACGTTCATTCAAAATATTCCTTAGAAATTAGATAGAGTTGGATTCGCAAATACACGCAAATCCGCTTAATAGATTTACCGCGTTGTCGGCGGTTCAGATTGGTAAAGAGCGTTGATACTTAACTTGCTGCCAGTAAGTCGGCTAAATCAGGACGAAGTTCTCTGGCTTTAATTCTTCCTCCTGTAGCTTTTACGATTGCTGCCACATACTTAGCGTCAATGCCGCCACCATGTAACCAACGCCATACAGTTGGCTGCTTAACTCCACACAAAGAGGCGAGTTTTTGCTGGCTTCCTGCAATGGCAACAGCTTTTTGTATTGCTTTGTTAGTCATTGCTTATTCCCTTTCGTATAACACACAACAAATAATAGCAATGAGTATTAACCAAAGCAATAGCAAAACGTGTTTTGACCATTAATACGCAAGCGTATAAATTGAATATTATGAAAAAAGAAACTCTCTCTGACCGTCTCAACAAGGCAATGGAACTGGCTGGTATGTCTCAAGGTGCTCTCGCTAAAGCGTCAGGCGTTGCTCAGCCAACGATCTGGCGTTTGACAAGTGGAAACGCTCGTGGGTCAACAAAGATTGTTGAAATAGCAAACGCGTTAGGTGTTAATTCGGAATGGTTGTCTACCGGGATTGGTCCTATGAAAAAAGATGGAACTACTCCGATAAACGCATCTCCATCTTCGAACACATTTAAAATCGATATCCTAGATCTTGAAGTTAGCGCGGGTCCTGGCGTTATCAATCGAGAATTCGTGGAAATACTCCGCTCGGTTGAGTATTCGCAGGATGATGCCAGACACATGTTCGATGGTAGAAAGGCTGAAAATATCCGCATCATAAATGTGCGCGGGGATAGCATGTCAGGAACTATTGAACCAGGAGATTTGTTGTTTGTAGACGTAAGCATCAAAAACTTCGATGGAGATGGGATATACGCCTTCCTCTATGACGATACTGCACATGTTAAGCGGCTCCAGAAGATGAAAGATAAACTATTGGTCATATCTGATAATAAGAGTTATTCAGCTTGGGACCCAATTGAAAGAGATGAAATGAATAGGGTTTTTGTCTTTGGAAAGGTGATTGGAAGCATGCCGCAGACATATAGGAAGCACGGTTAGCCAGCCAATGGCCTGATGAGATATTCGGGTGATGATGGATAAGGGATGTTTGGGTGATAGTGATTGTGTGAAACAGGTCGCAGAAATGCGGCCTTTTTTATTGAGTGTGAATCTTGACCAGACACATCAAGACTTGAGTCTTGCATATGAATCAATTCCTGGATAAACTCGATCTGAGTCAACAACTTAGAGAGAGTGCAAATGGCAGAATCAAACGTTAGCGTACAGGCATTCAAGGGCTTCCTTGAAGAGCTTATGTCGCTGAACATAATGAAGGAGGCCACCGCTCGAAATTTAAAAAACTCATCCGCTCGCCTCTTAACGGTAGTCAAAGAAGAGGAAATGGATGATGTTACAAAGCTTGATGTGAATGAGCTTGCCGAGCGCTACATCAACGCAACTGAGCCAAAGCCTAGTGACAGCAGCATTACTGCGTATAAAAGCCGTATGGAAAGTGCGATTAAAAAATTTGTGGCTTACCAAGCTGGAGAGACAATCCCTTATATCCCTGTAGAGCGCCAAGAGGAGGAAGAAGAATTGGTTGAGTTAAAACAGCCAGTAGAGGTAAAGAGTGCTACGCCATCCTCTTACTCACTACCCGTAGTCATTCGCCCAGAATTAGGAGTCACAGTAACCATTAGCGGAATACCCACTGACCTTACAAGCGAAGAAGCCGAACGCATCTCTTCAATACTGAAGGTTTACGTCCGGCCTCATTAATGCAAAAGAATTCAGCACAATGTCAGACTGGGGAGTTGGACATTGATGCTGTTTAACCAGAGCCTCCAAAAAGGAGCCCTTGTTAAGGTACACAACGTTTGCGATGTAACCTTAGCGCGTCTGGTACATTTTTTCAAGCGGTTGTAGGGCTGCCGCTAACATGAGAAAAAACAGATGGCTACATACAATTTGAATGACCAGTTCGATCGAGAAGTTCATGTGAATGCCTATGAACGGATCAGGTATGGAAATCTTGAGCATGTGTGTGAACATTATCGCTCACGACCACACCGCTGGTAATCAAATCATCAACCCGGTCATAGCGCCGGGTTTTCTTTGCCCTACTCTTCCAGCAGCTTCACCGCCAACTCCATAACCTGAATCTGGTCAATATCCCACTTATCCAGCCCCTTAGCTAACTCAGTTCGTATCACGTCAGCTATAGCCACTCGCTTAGTCTCATGACCCTCCGCAACCATAGCAAACACGACATCACCGACAATCCTGCACATTTCCTGATAGCGCAACTGCGCCAGTTCCTCGTTTTTCACACAGATTCCTCGCTCGTTTTTTGTTCAGAACAGTATTGCATAGAGGATTTATAAAAATAAATTCATTTTGCTATCAACAACATAATAACAAAAACCATTAATTAATAGCAAAACGTATTGATATGAATAATACTCAATGCTATTGTTTAGCCATCAGCAGGACGCTGGTAGCCAAACGGAAAGGCAACGCTCTTTAACTTCGATGATGCGCTGACAAAGCGCGAACAAATACCAAACGAGATGGGTTTGGCGGTGTGTAGCTCAGCAGGTAGAGCGGATTCGTGGGCTAAGCCGTGGAATCGCGTCACCAGTTCAAGTCTGGTCACACCACCAAAGACATTTCACATGAGGATTAAATCATGACGGTTATCGTGTACGGGAAGTCAACGTTTGCTGGCAATGCTAAAACTCGCCGTCATGAGCGGCGCAGGAAGCTCGCAATGGAGCGCGACACCATCTGCAATATCATCGATTCAATTTTTGGCTGCGATGCTCCTGATGCTTCTCATGAGGTCAAAGCCAAAAGAATTGACCGCGTTACCAAAGCCATTTCGCTTGCCGGAACGCGACATAAGGAAGTTGAAGGAGGATCTGTACTTCTTCCAGACGTAGCACTTTACGCGGCTGGTCATCGTAAGTGTGGGCAAATTACCGCTAGATAATTATTCAGGCAGCAGCAAGCCTCTCATCTAATCAGGTCGCAATGCGGCCTTTTTTATTGCCAAAATTTAAGGAATAACAACATGAATTCAGCAGATTTATCGAAGATTCTTGAGTATGAGCCTTCTACAGGAGTTTTCCGGTGGAATAAATCTAAAGGAACAGCATTGGCTGGTGATGTCGCTGGTTCTGTCAATCATCACGGTTATCGAGAGATAACAATTGATGGGAAAAAGCTACAAGCAAACAGGCTGGCATGGTTATTCGTTACTGGTATGTTTCCTAATGGCGTAATTGATCACATAAACAGAGTCAGGGATGACAATAGATTCTCTAATCTAAGAGATATTTCAGTTGCTGAAAACAATCTAAACAAATCCATTAGGTTAGATAATAAATCTGGAACATCTGGAGTTAATTGGGATATTAAAAGAGAAAAGTGGAGAGCCACTGGCCAGATCAATAGAAAGCAAAAGCATCTTGGGTATTTCAAAAACATTGATGATGCAATAGAGGCCAGAAGGATATTTTGCAGAAAATATCATTTAACAAGTAAAGAATATGCGTATGAAGTAACTGAGTAAGCGTATTTTTGGCAGCGAGACACAGAGGTGAATATGAAAAAGTTTAAAGGTACGCCAGGTCCTTGGAGCGGAAAGGATGTACGCATTTGCAGGCAAGATAGAGCTGGGTTGCAGCTTGGTTTTATCATGACCCATGACGAAAATCGCGTAGCTGAATGTGAGGCCAATGCACACTTGATAGCAGCAGCTCCTGATTTGCTCGAGGCTCTTCAATTGGCTGAAAAAGCGATGGCAGAAGGACGCAATGTGACTTATCCGGAGTGGTACGGGGTAATCAATAAAGCTCGCGCAGCCATCAGCAAGGCTCTTGGGGAGGAGTGATGGAAATAAATAAAGAGCAGGCATCAGAAATTATAAAACTTATCGAACAAGCATTACTTGATGGGTTTGATGATGAAATTCTGGTTTCGCTACACGAAAGTCTTACCAAATTTGTCAGCGAATAAGCACCTAATGACCATTTTAATAGTGGTCATTGTGAGCAATATCGCTCGTAACCAAACGAGGACGACGACTCGTTCTGGTTAATCGAAAAATCATCCCTTGATGTTATTTGCCGCTCGCAGTCAGGGCGGCTTTTTTCGCATACCAACAACGCTTCATTCGAGGCATTTTTGTTATGCAAATTAACTAAGGAGCACGCCATGCAATATCGTTTTGCCGGGTGGCCCATTGCTGGCTGCCCTTCTGAATCACTTCTCGACAGAATTACCAGAAAATTACGAGCCGGATGGAAACGTCTCGGTGANTGAGAACCAGAAAGTGGCAAGACCAGACAGGGCAAGACCGCTACACCACTGAGATTAATGTTGGAATTAATGGTGTGATGCAAATGCTTGGAGGCACTGGCGACAGCAAACAACAAGCAGCCGACAGACAGTCACAGAAACCACAGCAGCAACCATCACCAACACAACATAACGAGCCACCGATGGATTTTGATGATGATATACCCTTTGCACCAGTAACTCTCCCCTTCCCTCGTCACGCTATTCACGCAATTTAAGGACTTACATGAATCACTTAATGATTGACCTTGAAACAATGGGCAATGGGCCATACGCGCCCGTTATTTCGATTGGGGCAGTATTCTTTGATCTGAAAACTGGAGAAACAGGAGAAGACTTCTCGGTTAATATCTCGCTCGAGTCATCAATGCGATACCGGGCGCGTCCTGATGCTTCAACCATTTTATGGTGGATGGAACAGGGAGAAGATGCCAGAAAATCGCTAACCAATGACACTCAAGAGCTTTCAACGGCTCTTTCATGGTTATCAGACTTTATCGCAAAGCACGCCAACCCTAAATTCGTTCAGGTTTGGGGAAATGGCGCATCATTTGACTGTGTGATTCTACGAAATAGTTATGCTCTGGCCGGGCACCAAGCTCCCTGGCAGTGGTGGAATGACCGCGACGTCCGAACCATCGTCGAGCTTGGAAAGGCAATTGGGTTCGACCCTAAACGAGATATGACATTCGAAGGAACTCGACACAACGCGCTTGATGATGCCATTCACCAAGCCAAATACGTTTCAGCAATCTGGAAAAAGTTAGCTAAATAATCACCAGGTGAAAACATGCCAGCGCCTATGTATGGTGCGGATGACCCGCGCCGCTGTTCCGGCAATTCCGTCTCGGAGGTGCTGGATAAATTCAGAAAAAACTACGACCTGATAATGTCACTACCGCAGGAAACGAAAGAGGAAAAGGAATTTCGCCACTGTATATGGCTTGCAGAGAAAGAAGAGCGCGAGCGAATTTACCAGACATCCATCCGGCCATTCCGCAAAGCCACTTACACCAAATTCATTGAAATAGACCCGCGCCTTCGTGATTACCGTTCGCGTTACGGCGCTATCAGCAATAACTGAGGAATTCATCATGATAGGTTTGTCCTACGACCCCGGCATCCTTCCATCGGAAATGATTATTCGACACCGCTTCAAACCCATCAACGATATTCCACGCGAAGAAATGCTGGCGAGAAAGAGTTTTCCATCAGTGAATGAAAACAAATATCTGAATGCAATGTTGCGGAGTGGGAGGAAATGAAAGAAGTGAAAATATACACGATTGTCAGTGACCAGTTATCACCACCAATAACAGGAGAATCATTCTGTACTGACATGGTGCGTCATAGTGATTATGCGGAACTTGAGGCTAAATACGCGGCGTTAGCGGCGGATAACGATAAAGCAATGGAGTCACTTAAGCAGGCTGATGCAGTTGTTAAGTTGGCACACAAGAAGTTTTCGGCGCTGGCCGCGGAGAATGAGACGCTGAAATACCAAGAGCCAAAGCTGGCAGCGATGATGTCATGCCTTGATGCGTTCTATGCTGACGATGACGTGCCGGAGCGAGCCATGATGGCGGCCTATAGCATTCTTCGCAAGTCGGTAGGCACCCCAGCCACCGACGCGTTTCTGGCTGAGGTGCGGGCGCAGGCTCACAAGGAAGGCGCTTACTTTGTTGCTAACCGAATGCTGGCCGCATGGGATGCAGGATTTATCGACGACACAGCAAAGAACGCTGCGGACATCGCACGAATGATACTGACCTCCACAGAATTTATGGCTGATGCGCCGGAAGGCGATTTTGATCGCTCATTCGCCGATGGCGTTCTCGAAGGTATCGCCGCCCAGCTTCGCAAAGGAGTGCAGTCATGATTACGGGAACCTCAAATTACGACGAAGTGCCGACGATACCCTGCAAAATCTGCGGCGGTTATTTCAAAGCCGATGATCCAGAAAATCACAAATGCGAGGGCCAGCCCAATGAGCAACATCGACAAACTCAATGACCATGAACTGGTTGATCTGAAAAACGCTATCGAAAGAGAGCTTAAACGACGCGCTGATGGGCCAAAAGTCACCACGTATTATGTCGTCTCCTGCATCACTGATGCTCAGAATTTTACTGATTTGGACTGCGCCTTACGTTGCTTAAAAAGTGTCACCGAGGACCTTATGGAGTGGGTAGCAGAATCCCCAGAAAACCGGGATTACGTCAATCGATGCACAGGCATTGTTGGGGCAAAACTCCAGGTGAAGGAGATGAATTTCGATCACTTCAACATGCGCGTAGCAGAAAAATATTTCGACGATATTTGTTATCCACAGGAGACAGCCCAATGAGCAACATCGATAAACAGGCGCTGCTCGTCAGCAAAGCAAAAGCATCTGTATTCACTATGGGATACATCTCTCAATTTGAAGCGAGTGATATTGATTCTGACGATATCGATTTGCGGTTTGAAGTTGATGCCGTTGAAACCGGCACAACAGTTTCTATCGTTGATGAGTGTGGCCACGCCGCACAGATAATTACATCGCTGCTGGATGAACTGGAGCATTACAAATCACGTGAAGAGCGAGTTACAAAGCTGGTTCTTGATAACTCAACAAGCTGGGATGCTCTCTACAAGAAGTTGGAAGCCGCAGAACACCGCATAGCAGAACACCGCAAGGTGCTAAATAGCCTTGCAGCAGTAGCCCGTCGCTACCTGCCTGATTATGACGAACATCCTGAAATTCAGGCCGCTGACGAATTACTTGAGAGCGCCGCTGGCATCAAGGTTATCGAAGGAGAAGGACAGTGACGAAACAGCCTACAATCGCAGTCGGAACACACTGCATTCACACTAGCAAATGGGAAAAGCGCCGCTGTCGCGTCGTTGCTCATGATGGTGCAGTTGTTGTCGTGAAGATGGAGCGCGGTGGTTACATCGGCGTTCCGGAAAAATCACTGACTCCTGAAAAGCAAAACGGAGACGCTCCATAAGGGGGCGATAACAGAATGACGGCCTATTACAACGAATTCGATCCGTTCGCCGCGCAATGGTTGCGAAATTTAATAAAAGAAAGGCTTATCGCCACGGGAATTGTTGATGACAGAAGTATTCTTGAAGTTGCCCCAAGTGACCTTGCCGATTTGCGAAGATGCATGATGCTCGTAGATGAAATACCTGAAATTAAAGATAGCTTTCCGCTCATAGCGAAAAAAGTAAAGCGGTTTTCTCCGATTTTACGTGAGTGGGATTCACTTATTGCTCTGCTTAAGCTTGAGCTTAAGAGGCCAGATAAGCGAGCACCAAAAAACATATAAATGGATAAAAGAGCTTCTTTCTGACCAGGAGTAACCATGGAATCACACAGTCTCACACTCGATGAGGCCTGTGCATTTCTCAAGATATCCAGACCTACCGCCACCAACTGGATTCGCACAGGCCGACTACAGGCAACACGTAAAGACCCCACCAAACCGAAATCCCCTTACCTCACCACACGACAAGCCTGCATTGCGGCGCTTCAGTCTCCGCTGCATACTATCCAGGTGAGCGCGGGTGATGACATAAAAGAGGAAAGAAAATGTCCATCTTCCGCAGAGGTGAAATATGGTACGCGTCCTACTCGACACCGGGCGGGAAGCGAATTAAGGAAAGCCTTGGGACTTCCGACAAGCGGCTCGCTACTGAGCTACATGACAAGCGCAAGGCTGAATTGTGGCGAGTAGACAGGCTTGGCGATTTTCCTGACGTAACGTTTGATGATGCCTGCATGCGCTGGTTGGAGGAAAAGGCAGAGAAGAAATCACTGAAAGATGACCGCAGCCGAATGGCTTTCTGGCTGGCGCATTTTGAGGGAGTGCGGTTAAAGGATGTAACCGAGCAAAAGATTTACTTAGCAGTAAACAAGATGAGCAACCGCAAACAGCTTGAGATATGGAAAATCAAAGCTTCCGCGGCGCAAAAGAATGGAGAACCTGCACCAATCTATTCAGCTAAACCTGTCACAACCTCCACTAAGGCCAAACATCTGGCATTAATGAAGGCTATTCTGCGTGCAGCAGAACGTGACTGGAAATGGCTGGAGAAAGCGCCTGTAATCAAGGTACCAGCCGTCAGAAACAAACGCGTCAGATGGCTTGAGCGTGATGAGGCAAAAAGACTTATTGAAGAATGTCCTGAACCGTTGAAGTCTGTTGTTAAATTTGCGCTGGCAACAGGACTTAGGCGGTCTAACATCATCAATATGGAGTGGCAACAGATCGACATGCAGCGTCGTGTTGCCTGGGTGAACCCTGAAGACAGCAAGTCAAACCGCGCTATTGGCGTAGCGCTAAATGACACTGCCTGTAAGGTATTGCGTGACCAGATTGGTAAGCATCATAAATGGGTGTTCGTGCATACTAAAGAAGGCATCCGGCCTGATGGTTCAAAGACGCCAACCGTGAGAAAGATGCGCGTCGATGACCAGCGAGCATGGAATGCAGCTTGCCGCCGGGCTGGAATTGAAGATTTCCGTTTCCACGATCTGAGGCACACGTGGGCCAGTTGGCTAATTCAGTCCGGAGTTCCGCTTTCTGTTCTACAGGAAATGGGAGGATGGGAGAGCATCGAGATGGTGCGCCGATATGCTCACCTTGCGCCTAATCATTTAACGGAACACGCGAAGCAAATTGACTCGATTTTCAGTGATGATGTCCCAAATATGTCCCATATGGAAAATAAGGAGGGAATTAAAGAGGCGTAACCAGTTGATATATAATGGCGCGCCCTGCAGGATTCGAACCTGCGACCCACGGCTTAGAAGGCCGTTGCTCTATCCAACTGAGCTAAGGGCGCCTTGTGAAGTGAAGACTTCGTGTAGACGAAACGCGAGAATTATACGGTCAGGTACTCCTGAGTCAATGGCTTTTGTTCTGGTTGCTGACTAAGTGTACGAATATCGTCTTTTCTGGCGCAATGCCAGGTTCCAGGAAATCGCCTGGACACATCTCAGCACGCATAAAGTGGGAATTAAGGCCGCCAGTATTTAGAAAATCAATAAGTTTCTTTAATATTTCACCATGATTCACCTGCCGTGTAGGATATTTTTTATGCTGAGTATCGCTATTAAGGAACAAAACAGTCACTTTGAGCATGGGTTGAAAATCATCATGACGCGTCTGGCGAATCAATGGCAGCAGAAAATTGACTTTCTGCCGCCAGAAGAGATAGATAATGCCGATATCGCTTTCCTGGCCCTGGATGATGATTGGTTCAGCGCAGGCTGTTACCAGATACCTATGCATACCCAACATCAGCTACGGGTAATTATTTGTAATAAATGCGATAAAGAAAAGCTCATGTTCAGACCATGTCTGTATATGCTGCCGCATATTTATCGGGAAGATGATGTTGAAGAAATTACCCGGAAAATGATATTGATCTTACATAAGCGAGCGCTTCGACATAGCGTCCCTTCTGGCATTTGCCACTACTGCACGACTCGTCATTTTTCAGTAACAGAACGTCACCTGTTAAAACTGATCGCCAGCGGTTATCATTTAAGCGAAACGGCCGCTTTACTTTCACTTTCTGAAGAGCAGACAAAGTCACTCCGCCGGAGCATTATGCGCAAATTACATGTTAAAACGGAGCAGCAGTTTTTAAAGTATATTAGAGTTAACCTTCATTTCTTACTCAGTAAGTAA